GGCGGAGCAGCCGGCTCACCGAAGTTATACGCCAGACCCAGCAGCAAGCTGTGCGTACGCAGCTTGGTTTCCACATCCGCGCCAGCCGGACCAGCGAAGGTCGTGTAGGCAGGGATCAGGTTGATGTCGTCCTGGTTGAAGAAGCGATACTTCAGCGAGACGTCGAGGTTGTTGGTCAGCGGGTAACGAACGCCAGCGATCGCCTGCCAGGCGAAGCCGGTGTCGGAATCGTTGACCACATCGTTGGCCAGCTTGGCGCGCGAAACGCCGACACCGCCACCGACAAAGCCCTGAAGGCCATCGTCAGCACCGAAATCCAGAAGGCCGTTCAGCATGAACGACAGGGCCGAGGCCGAACCGCCGATGCCGGTCTTGTCGAGGTCAACCTTGGCGCGCTTGTAGGCAGCTTCGGCTTCCAGACGGAAACCACCGAAGTCATAGCCGATCACCGCGTCGCCGTCCCAACCCTTGTGGTAGTCGGCAGTGCCGGTCACGCCACCGGGAACCAGTGCGCCCGTGTCGTCGAAACCGGGGGTGAAGGTGATGTCCTGATCTTCGACAAGCACGACGCCGGAGTCGATACCGATGTACCAGCTGTCATCACGCGCCAGGGCCGGGGTGGCCAGGGCGCTGGTCGCAAGCGCAGCCGCGAGGGCAAGCTTCCGCATTTGGATTCCCCTTTCAAAAGTGTCACGAAGGACTGCTGAAACCCTGTATCGGCAAGAAAGTTTCATGGCAAGTCCACATTTGGCGAAACTGTTGCACTTTTACATCATATCGGCCGATTGAGGCAGGAAACAAGGTAAAGGCAAAGACCTTTCATGTAAAAGTTTCCTATGACAAAGTCATGACGCGATGAGCCCGTGGTGGCGCAGAACAGCAAGGATAGCAGCGATGGAGCTTCGCGCCTCACCATCGACAGTCGCGCCCCCGGCGGGCGCAGTAATCGGCGCGCCCTGGCTGCCGACGATCCGAAGGCCGCCAAAATACAATCCGTCCTCGCCAAGTCCCGCATCCTGCCAGCTCCCGCCGGTATAATGCATGTTATTGGCGCGGTCGGTCACCCATAAGGAAAGGCCAGTGCGCGGCGCGACGAACCGCCACCCGCCTTCAGTCCAGCAGGCGACGGCATCCTCCTGCCCCGCCCATGCCCCCATGGCGCCCGCCGCGACGATCCAGCATTTGCCGGGTGCCGGATCTGCGGGAGGCTCATTCTGATCGGCGCTTTCCACCTCGCCATGCAGCAGCATGTCGATCCGCGCCAGCGCCTCATTGTGGAAAAGCTCCTTTTGCGCCTGCCCTGAAAAAAGCTGCGGCAGCGCCCAGCGGGGCGTCACATCGGTCGTCATCATCATATCCTTCCAGGAAAGCTGTCAGAGGAAAAGCGGCAGCACGGCCGGACGGCCCGCCGCAAAGGACCCGATCTGCCGGATCTCGATCGCCACTGCTCCGCCGCCATCGGCAGCGATCATGGCCGCATCGTAGGACCAGGCGGCCTCAACGATTTCCACCCTGCGGAGGAGAGCGCCGCCACGCAGCACCCTCACCTCATAGCGTTCGCTCTGCTCGGTCAGCGGCGCATCCGACCCGCTGAGCCAGCGCCACCCGCCCCTGCTCCGCCGTGTCCAGCCAATCGTCCATCCGCCCGATCCGTCCGCAACGGCGCGCACATGCACCGGAGACGGCGGGATCAGCGCCTCGCCGCTCACCACCAGCGCCGCTTCCGCCGGTTCCGCGTCGCCCACGCCGATCGCCGCCAGGCGAAGCAGCGCCCCCGGCTCGACACCGCTCTGCGCCACGAAGGGTTCGGCCAGCCGCTCCTCTTCCAGCAACAGAAACGCCTCACCCGGTTCATGCGCCCCCATCGCCCATTCCGTCCCGCACAGGCCCCGCCGCAGCCCTTCCAGCCGGAAGCTATCCGGCCCCGTCTGCGCCACGCGCGAAAACTGGATCAGTTCACGCCCCGCCAGCGCAAGATTGCGCCCAGCGGACAAGGCCGCCTCGTCCGCATCCGCCAATTCCATGTCCGCCGATCCCAGCGTGACATGCAAGGCGTTGGGCTCATCGATCATCGTCGCGCTGCCCGGCAGCAGCACGCCGTCCACCCGCCCCATCACCGCGGCCGGAGCGGTTCGTCCCACGGGCGCCGCCTCGCCGCTCGCGCTCATTGAGAACAGCGCCGCGCCCCGCCATCCCGCCCCGCCGCTTGCCGCGGCCACGATCACCGGAGCCACGGCCGAACCATCCCTGATCGGCGGCAGGTCCACGAGCATCAGCTTCGTCGGTCCATGCGGCGCATCTTCCTGCCGCACCACCGTTCCCGAAGACGCACCGGCGGGCAGCACCGCCTCCGCTCCCGGCACGCGGCGCAGGGCAAGGCGGACCGCCATCCCCTCCCATTCCCGCTCCTCGATCCGCCATCGGCCCGGCGCGCCTTCCACGCGCACCACATCGCCAGCCTCATGGCGCAGGGCATCCCAGCCGCAGCGCAGGGACATGCTCGATCGCCCTGCCCAGGCATGGGCCAGCCGCCGCGCCGCCAGCGTCCGCGCCGCATCGCCTGAAAGCACGGCGGGCAGGTCGATGCCCTGCTCCGTCCTCCCCGGCCCCGGACGGCTCACTCGTTGGACGCCAGCCTGATAGTCCCGCTCCGCATCATAGTGACGAAGCGATAGCGCGGCCGGAACGCCTTCCGCCGCCGCGCCCGACCGCTCGGACGGGTCCAGTATGCGCCCGTTCACTCGCTGGCACAGCCTTTCGCGCCCAATCTCGGCCGGAGTCCCTTCGACCACGGAACCGGCAAGCCCCAGCCCCCCGCCGTTGTCGACAAAGGCAAGGTCATGCGCCTCGATCAAGGGAGCCAGCGCGTCCGCCACGTCGCGTCCGCCCGCCGCATAGCCATCCACCGCGCCCGGCAACCCTCCGGCCAGCACATCCCCGCACAGCTCCCGCGCGACCGCGCCGATGCCGGCAGCGCCCTCATCCGCCTCCACCTCGAACGTCAGCGATGGGATGCGATTGCCAAAATCCGCCAGTTGCAGATCCTCGAACACCGCATAGGCGATGCCGCGATGCGCGGTCGCGCGCGCCAGCCCCTGCGCCGACGCGATCAGCGGGTCGGCCGCCTGCTCCTCCCCGCCGCCATGCAGCCGGAAAGCGCCCAGTTCCGTCTTGAAGTCCCCCGCCGCCCCGCGCAGCAGATTTCCGTCAGCCCAGATACGCCGCACCGCCTTGACCTTCCGCGCCGACAGGGCAACCGCGAAGCTCGATGAATAGCTGTAGCTGGTGACGCTCGGCCGCCCCTTGCCCCCGCCGCTCCTGCTCCGCTTTTCCTTGAGGTCCGTCGCCCAGATCACCGTGCCAGCGACGCGCATCGTGCCGAAAATCTTCGGTATCTGCGCGCCATAGGTGGACGTCTGCACCTGCAAGTCCGCCAGCCGCCGCCCTTCCACGCCCTTGGGCCTGAACAGCACCGCCTGGTCCAGGCTGTTGCCGATCAGCCCGCCGATCGCCGCGCCCAGCGGCCCGCCAATGGCGGTGCCCAGCGCCGTCAGAACGATAGTCGCCATCTCTCCTCCTGTTCCATTCGCCAGTGGCCGATCACCGGCCAGGGTGACGGCCCCGGCATCTCGACCACGCGCCCCAGCCCCGCATGGGCGTGCACATGGCCGCCCGGCACCACCACCATCAGATGCAGTTGCAACGGCCCCGGCCGCACCAGCGCCAGACTGCCGGGCCTGCCGCCATCCGTTTCCACCAGCCCCGCCCAGCCCAGCCAGCCGCGCGCCACCGCTTCATTCCCGGATCGCAGGCCATATCCGCGCGGCGGCGTGCCCCTGTGCCCCGCCTGCGCAAGGGCCAGCACGGCCAGCCCCACGCAATCCACGCCCCGCTCCACGCTGCGGCCGTGCAGGCGGAAGGGCGCGCCCACCAGATCGCGCGCGGCGGCGACGATCCGCGCCGCCCTCTCCTCATCACTCATGCGCCGGGATAGCGGGTCAGCAGATCCGTCCCCGGCAGATAGGGTTCGCCCCTGAAATTGGCGGCATTGCCAAAGCGCGTGGCGCAACTTTCCAGCCGCCGGTCGCACCCTTCCGTCAGCAGCGCCATCGTTCCCGGCTCCACCACAAAGTGCGGCGCGTCGGCCAGCGTCACGCTGCCCGCATCATTGTCGATGACCGCCTGCACCGTCCCGCAATTGGGCCCCGTCAGCCAGCGCAGGTTGCCATAGCCATAGACGCCAGCGGCAAGGCCAGTCGCGCTCACCACCGCATCATCCACGCCAGTCACCGTCACCAGCTTCCGCCGCCCCGCCAGGTCCACGCGGCACTGCCCGTCGCCCAGATGCGCCCGGCAATCGGGCGAGGTAGACGGCGCGACCGGCCCTTTCAGCGCAGCCATCGCCCCCACCAGTTCCGCCGTGAAAGCGCCGCCCCGGCAGGTCACGCTGCCGATCTCGCCCCGCGCCAGCAACAGCCACATCTCGCCGGGCGCTTCCCATTCCGTCAGCCGCAATTCCAGCGCCGCGCCGTCCCAGCGCCCCGCCATCAGGTCGCGCTCGCTGATCGCATCCGCCACCAGCGCGCCCGCCACATCGGTATCGCTGCCCTCCGCCGTGATCCGGCTGTGGATCGCCGACGGCATCATTCCCGGCGCGGCGCGATAGCGGACATGGCCGATCTCCAGGTCCCGGTCATGGCTGGTCAGGCCGATGGTGACGCCGTCGTGCCGCTCCAGCCGCCAGCAGAAAGCCAGCGTGGCGAGCGGCCTGTCCAATCCCTCCAGCCCGCTCATTCCCTGATCTCCACCAGCGGCACCGAAGGCGCTTCGCCCGCGGCAAAGGTCGCGCGGTTGATGTCCAGCCGGTCCTCGGCAAAGCGCACCGGCACATCGAAACGGAACCCCGCCGTCACCACCGCGCCCGGCGCTGGCGCGGCATCGAAAGCGATGACGCCCAACCCCGCATGGCTCCACCCGCCCGACAGTTCCACGCCATTCACGGCAACCCTGATGCTCCCCGGCACCGGCCGCGTGATCCGCCGCGTCTGCGCGTCCTCCCCGCCGCCATAATGGCGCTGCAAGGGGAACTCTGCGCGCACGCCATCGCCGATGCCCAGCCGCTGGTCTATCGCGCTCGGCGCTTGCCCGATCGCGCAACTGCGATCGTCATAGGGATCGGTCAGGCGAAAGCCCCGTGCCGCGCCCCGCCGCGCACGGAAAAAGGCGATCAGCGCGGCGATATCCGCCTCCGACCGGACCCCCGGCCCGGCATCGAACGACAACCGCGCATCGGCCCAGTCGCTGCTGCGCCGCTCATGCCCTGACGGGCTCTCGACGATCTGCGTCGAAAATGCGGGCGACAGGCTGGCCTCGCGCCCAATGCTCAAAGGAAAAGCCACATCGTCAAAGGCTTGCATGTCCTCATCCTCCTGAAGTCTGAAGCAGGTGAAGCCGTCCCGCGCCACCTGCGGCAGCGCCCAGATAAAGGTCGCGGCGGTCCCGCGCCGCACCGCCATCTCCGCCGCATCGGCGATCCTGCGCCACTGCACCGCCTGGCTCGGCAACAGCACGAAGCCGGAAAAATAATGCTGCTCCGCGACCGGATAGCCCAGCCGCGCTGTCGCAAGCGCGACGCCCTTGTCCGTCAGGCTCCGCCGCCCTTCGGTCACCCAGTCATAATCTTCCAGTTGCAGCACATCGAACGCAGGATATGCCCATCCCACGGGCATGTTCGCCCGCTTGGCCTCCGGCGCGAGCGGGTCGAGCACGGTCGGCAGATAGGCCAGCAGATGCGTCACCGCGCCCGGCGCGACCCCCTTGACCCATGCGCACAGCGCCGCCGTCGAAGCCGCCAGCACCGCGCCCGCCTGATCCAGCAGCGCTTTCTGCGCGGCGGTCAGCGTCCCTCGCACATCGGGGATGGACACCGGGCTGCCCCCGAACGCCGCCCGCGCCGCATCGTCATACAGGCAGATGCGGCCATCGCCCATCACCCACCACCATGGCTCGCCGACCTGGAACTTGACGGTCAGGCCCGCCGCCAGCGCGATGGAAACAAAGGCGCCCGCCACCAGCCGCAAATAGCTCATCGCCCCGTCATGCGCTGGCGACAGCAATGTCGAAGGCGGCGACCAGCCGGTCAGCGCGGGCGCGCCATTTTCCGCCCGCTGCTTCCAGTCGTTCCAGCAATGCGCGTCGAACAGCTCGTAGGACAGAGACCAGATGATCCCCATCCCCATCGCCCTGGCCCGCCGCGCGAAATCGGCGTGCCAGGCCGTGCATGGCGCATTCAGCACGCCACCCGCCAGACTCACATAATGGCCGTCGCCCAGCGGTTCGAGCCGGAAATAATGGCTCATGCCGACATAATGGTTGATGTCGCCGCGATAGCCCAGCGCATGGATGGACGCGACGATCCGCTCCGGCGTCTGGTTGAAACAGTCGTCATAACCCGTCGCCATCGACAGCCCATGTTCGGGCACCATGACGTCGCCAACCTTCAGCACGCTTCCCGCGCCGTCGCAGCTCATGCCGCTGATCTCGGCCCATCCCTCCACCGCCGCGCCGAAGGGCGTCGACCCCGCGTCATAGCCGGGCGGAGCGATGGAAATGAACATCCGGTCGACATCCCCGGCCCACACCGGATCAGCCTCGCCGGGCAGCAGGAATCCGCCGTCCAGATCGGCAAAGTCCAGCGTGACCCGCGCATCCTCCGGCGATCCATCGGCATAGTTCCACAGCCGCACATACCAGGATCGCGCTTGCCCCGCCTCGTCCCTGCCCTCGATCGTCAGCGTGGGCCCGTGCGTCTCGTCCAGCCGCCTCAGCCCCCCGCTGCGCCAGCGGAACCGCAGCACGCACTGGCGGAAGTCCCTCGCCGTTTCATAGGCCAGCAGCGGATGGCTCCATTTGTCCTCCGCTTCCCAGATCAGCCCCGCCAGATCGCCCGATCCATAGAAAACGGCGTCCACCCGCAGCGCGTCGGCGGCCGTGGTGACGACGCTCGCCATCATCGGGCGCGGGAAATTGACGGTCCAGCAGGCCGGGGCGAAACGCTTCATGAAGCGCGTCTCCTGCCCCCGCCTCTTGTCCGCCAGCCAGTAATCCAGTCCGCTCATGCGTTCAGCGCCCCCCTGACCGTCCGCGCCACCTGCCGCGCGCTGCGCGCCAGCAGCCGGTGCG